GATCATCAAGACGGCAGGGGCGGACAAGTGGACCGCGACGCTGACCAGCCAGTACCTCGACACGACCGGCGCGGCCATCGGCACGCCGTACGTCATCGGCACGATCGGCGAGCGCGGCACAGCGACCGTGCTCGCGTCCTACACGAACGCCTCCGGCGCGATCAGCACATCGGCCGCAGAGCTGGAGATCGCCTACAAGGTCGTGGTCGGCACGGCATCCCCGACCTACTCGCTCGACATCAAGAGCGTCCTCGTGGCGACCGAGTACGGCGTCATCGGTGGCGGCGGGACGGCTGGAACCGGCTTTATCCCGCTCTCGGTCATCACCGCAGCAGGCGATCTCATCAAGGGCGCGGCGGCAGGGTCGGCGACCGTCATCGCGCAAGGCAGCAAGGATCAGGTGCTGACGGTGACTGGGACCGCGCTCGGCAGCATCGCCTGGCAGGACCTTCCACCAACGCCGACTCCCGCGTGGACGTATCAGGAGTTCACGAGCAGTGGCACCTTCACCGTACCTGCAGGCGTCAGCCACGTGAACGTCTGGGCAACTGGCGGCGGACAAGGCGGTCAGAGTGGACGCGCGACGTCATCCAATGCGACTGCGGCTGGAGGTCTTGGCGGTAGCGGTGGGCGCTCGGCGCTCTGGGCGCTGCGACGCGACATCTACGTCGGCGACGTGGCGACCGTGGTGATCGGCATCGGCGCAGGCGGAACTGGCGGAACGGCAATCACCTTCAGCAAGGCAGCAGGAGCCACGACGCAGAAGACGACATCCCCAGGAGACGTCACGCCAGGCAACGGTGGCGACACAACCTTCGGCACCTACTTCACGGTGCAGGGAGCAACGACGACGACCGACACCGTGACTGGCTTCTACGGGCTGGAGCAGATCTCTGGCACGGCTCCTGGTTCAAATGGCGCTGCCACTGGTGGCGCAGGTGGCGTTGGAAGCGCCCACCCGCTGGACGGCTATAAGTACGCGCCGTTCGTCGATGGCAGCCACTTTTCAACGGCAGGATCTGCTGGCGCGACTGGATCGGGCTCTGGTGGAACTGGTGCATCTGGCGCAGGCGGAGCGGCGAACTCTACCAACGGATTCGCTGGCAGCGGAGGCGGTGGGGGCGGTGGATCAGCCGCGAGTTCGTCTACGGCTGGAACTGGCGCGGCTGGCGGTCCGGGAGGAGGCGGATCTGGCGGTGGTGCATCGGCGCGATTCGTCAGCGGAGCATCGCAGACGCTCGTCGTGACTGGTGGCGCTGGATCTGATGGCCAGCAATGGGGCGCTGGTGGTGGCGCCGGTGGAGCCGCGACGCTCGCCGCAAACGGCACCGCGAACTACGCGAGCGCAACGATCACAATGACGTCTGGAGCAGGCGGCGCAGGAAAGGCTGGACGCCTCTACGTCTATTGGATGAACAACGTATGAGGCACGCCTATCTGAACGCACAGGACGTCGTGGTGCAGGTCATCGCTGGCGGCGTGGAGGGTGAGACGCACGACGCCTTCCTGGACGTGTATCGCGCGCTCTACGGCGCCGTCCGCTGCATCCGCATCGAGGACGATCGTCCTGTGTGGATTGGCGGCTCGTATACTGACGGCGTATTCACAGCCCCGCCAGAACCAGAGCCTCTGCCAGAGCCTCTGCCTGAGCCGCAGCCGGAGCCTGAGATCTGATGCCAGCACGAAGCCAGAACAGCGAGATCCTCGTCCGACTCGACCGCATCGAGAAGGACCTCGGAACCATCAAGATGGAACTGGCGGAGACTCGCGGCGCCTTCAGGCTCGCCAAGTTCATCATCGCGCTCCTTGGCGTCTCGGGCCTCGGAGGTCTGCTCGCCTGGCTGCAAGGGCAGCGATGAGCCTGATCGTCCGCTCGCAACTCGGGCTTGCCGAGCGTCTCGGCGTGAAGGCGATGGACGACTGCGGACCCGCAAGTCTCGCCACCTGTGCGACCTACCTCGGACTCCCGACCACCACGAAGCAGGCGCACAAGGCGTGCGCCGACGCTGGGCGCGTGGACACGCCGACCGGCGCGGAGGGCACCTCAGCCGCGCAGCTCGTCAAGGCTGGCAAGATCCTCGGACTCAACGCGCGCTCGGTCTACGACTGGAGCGAGGCATCGAACCAAGTCAAGAACGGCGCCGCGCTGATCCTGAACATCCAAGCCAGCCAGAAGGTCGTGCCTGACCACCTGCGCTCCAAGTGGCAGCGCGACTACTGGAAGAAGCAGCCGCTCGCCACCTACGGCCACTACGTCGTGCTCGCCTGGCAGAACGATGGCTGGGTCTATGCTTGCCCGACGATGCAGGAAGGCAAGCCTGGAAGGGCAGCCACGCCTGCCGAAGTCAAGACCCTCCGAGACTCGAAGGGCGAGGCTGGGTTCCCGACCCCGCCTGCAATGATCCTGATTCACAGAAAGTAGGAGACAGATGGACCCGATCGTGAACGACCTCATCAACGCGCTGATCGTGGCACTCGTGCCGGTCGCCATCGGCGGCATCGGCTACCTCGCCAAGCAGATCGTCGCGCTTATCAAGGCGAACGTCAGCCGCGAGCAGTACGCGATGCTGGAGAAGATCGCCTCGGCGACCGTGGCCAGCATCAACCAGACGCTCTCCAGCAAGGCTGGCGAGGAGAAGAAGGCAGCCGCGCTCGCGCTCGTTCGCAGCGAGTGCGCCAAGCGTGGGATCAAACTGGACGAAGAGGCGATCGGCAACGCAGTCGAGGCAGCCGTCTACCGCGCCAAACTGCAGGCTTGACGAAACCCTGAACAGCCTTCACCCTGATCCGTGGCGTGTAGCCACGCCAGAAAGAGGAGGAGCGTATGGACGACCTGGATCAGTTCAGGGAGTTGCAGAAGGTGGTGAAGGGACCACGCTGCGGATACCAGCTGCTGAACGTCAGCGAGGCTGACCGGAAGGCGCTGGATAAGGCACTCGCCGCAGCGGAGATCACCGCGAAGGCGATCCAACGATGGTGCGAGGGGAAGGGCCAGACCTGGACCTACTACAACATCGCACGCCACAGGAGAGGAGACTGCAAGTGTCGGACGATCTGATCGAGTTCCAGCGTGAGGACGAACTGAACGAACTGAAGGCAGCGCACCGGCGCGCGCTCCGTGCGCTCGCCAAGAAAGAGCAGCAGACCGAGGAACTGGTCGAGGCGGTCTACCGCGCGGCGAAGGACGCGGCGGGCGGGATGAAGATTCCAGCCGTGCCGAGCCCGAAGCCTGACAAGCGGAAGGGCAAGCGCGAGGTGGCAGTCGTGCAACTGAGCGACTGGCAACTCGGCAAGAAGAGCGTGGACTACGACATCGACACGGCAGCCAAGAGGCTGCAACTGCTCGCCGAGAAGGTGAAGCGCGTGGTTGAGATCCAGCGCAAGGATCACCCTGTGGACACGGTGAAGGTCCTGCTGACCGGCGACCTCGTGGAGTCGGACGGCAACATCTTCCCAGGGCAGGCGTATGAGGTCGAGGCTGGCGGTCTGTACGTCCAGATCTTCCGAGGTGCGGAGATGCTCGCACAGTTCGTCCGAGCGATGGCCGCGCTATTCCCAGAGGTGGAGGTGTACGGCGCGATCGGCAACCACGGCAGGCTGGGCAGGTTCAGCGATCACTCGCCAGAGTCGAACAGCGACGCGATCCTGTACAACATCGCGCGCTCGCTCGTGCAGGGCGAGAAGCGGATCAAGTGGAAGGAGAGCCTCACGGTCGGCGGTCGCCACTGGTACGACACCTTCGATCTGCCTGGCGGCAAGTTGGGGATGATCGTCCACGGCGATCAGTTCCGAGGCGGTCTTGGGATGCCGTGGTACGGCGTGGCGAAGAAGGCGAGCGGCTGGCGACTCAGCGTCGCTCCGTTCGAGTATCTCTGGTTCGGGCATTGGCATCAGCCAGCGCGCCTCGTCCTCGCTGACGGCAAGATCACCACGTGGTGCTCGCCGAGCCTTGAGTCGAGCAACCGCTTCGCGCAGGAGGTCGTCGGCGCGTCCGGCGAGCCTGGGCAGTGGCTGATGTTCTTCGACGGCGACGGCGAGGTGAGCGCGGAGTACCTGATCCGGCTCCGCTGATGCCGTTCCTGGACGGACCTCCCGCACCCAAGCCGAAGGAGATGGGGACCTGCACGCCGTGCGGGGAGTACGCCAGGGTCTGGAAGTTCTGTGAGCAGGAAGTCAGCCTGACGGTGGGCTATTCTGCGCTCCTGTCCTACGCGATCTGCCGAGCCTGCCTGGGGGTGGTCCTGGAGCTGCTCGAAGGCGAGGACGATGACGATGCCGGCTCAGCCGGCACTCCCCCAGGCTGACCTCCCCCAGCCTGGGGGCTACCCTCCCAAACTAGGGGCTTGACAGCCCGTGACGTCACGCTCTAGGATCGTGATGT